CAATAATGTTCGTGCCTATGCTAATATGGCAGAAGCCGACATGAAAGGTAAAGTTTCGATTGAGCCAAAGGTAGTTATCACAACGAAGAATGTGAAGGATGCGTGTGCACACACGTATTCCAACGAGCCTGTATCTATTGCACGCCGCGAGAAGATTGTCATCACTGTTAAAGTGAAACCACAGTTCGCAACTAATGACATGCTTGATCCTGCAAAGGTAGAGCTATATCATCATGATGCGTATTGTTTTGACAATTTGATTCCAGATCTTTGGGATCTAACTCTCGAACGTGCTTTTCCAATCCCTAATAAGACTAAAGGAAAACCAGCCACAATTGGATGGGAAGTACTGAAGTATAAAGGGAAGAAAATGGAAAATGTTGGTATTGAAGAGCTGATAAAATGTGCTTGTCACATGTCAGTTGACCACTTCAGACAACAAAAAGATCTTGTGTCCAAACAAACAAACATAGCCGAGAAGATGTCATTCTGCAAAGAGTGCCGACTACCAGCTGTCTTTTGTGATTGTATGGACAAACAGGCAGGACCATTGGTTTCCATGTTGACAACTAGGTATTTTTCCTACCAATATAGATTGTCTAACTACTTTCATAAGAAATTTTTGAAAGCTGAACAATGGTCCGTTCCAGTGGTTATTTCTCACCTTGATTGGTTAGAGAATTCCCGCTGGATAACTTGGACGAATTGGGTTCCAAGAGAATGGTTGAACCAGCCTCTTGTGCAATCCTTTGTCATGTCTGAAAATCATGACAATATTCGTCGCGCGGTGGTGACGCGTTATTGGCTACTTTCTATGCTCGCCTGTCTCATTCTCCTCAGTGGTATTGTCTATCATTGGGGCATGATGTTCTTCTTGTTTGCACTTGTACCATATTTCATCTCAGCTGTGGAAGTTGAGAAAGAAAATTTGTATAGGCGCATCAAGAATGAAAACAGTGCCATGCCAGAAGCGGTCCGTAAGTATCGTGATGCTTATACCAAATATATTACAGCAGGATGTTCTGTTATTGCAGGACTCTATTTGTTGTCAAAGGTTTGGAAAAACATCAAGTTAACACCATCGCCACAAGGGAATATCGCACCCACGTCTATGGCAGACGTAGAAGCGAGAGACCAAGAAGCCTCCACTATCTCAAAGGTAGCAGCTGAGTATAATTGGTCGACAGTGGAAATTGCACCTGTACCAAACTCTGCAAAGAGTAAGTGCACCACTGTACAACAGCTTGAGAAACTAGCATTCGCTAATCTCACCTTCTTTTCTTTTGATCATGAAGGCCAGAGACACGGATGCAATGCTTTCTTCGCAAAGTCGAATGTTGCGATCGTTCCTAACCACATGTGGGTAAAGGAAGAGATCAAAGCAAAGTTCACGCGTTTGCAAGCTGGGAAAGTTGGAGGCGATTTCTATGCCCTTCTTTCCAAATCCCAAGCCATTCAAATCCCTGGTACGGATTTTAGTGTGATTTGGGTTCCAAATGGAGGTTCCTGGAAGGACCTTACCGAATATTTGCCTCTTGGCACATTTTCCGCAGTACCTGCTACTTTTGTTCACAAACTAGAGACAGGAGAATTACTGCGGGATCAGTTTCGGATTGAACCAGGAACCGTGAACTCCAGGGTTGGGAACTATCTTGGGTGGCATTACACCATGAACGTTAACACGCGAAATGGATTCTGTATGTCTCCCCTGATTTCCCAAACCAAAGGACCAGTTTTGGCTGGTTTCCATTTGGCTGGTAGAACAGGAACACCTACTGGTGGTGCCGGGATTTTGCTGAAATCGCAGTTTGACGCTGCGGTTGATAAGCTTGCTCGACGCCCTGGTGTCTTGATTTGCCATTCAGAGGGAACTATGAATACAAAGACTTATGACATTCAGTGGTTCACAGGTGAAACTCTTCATGAAAAGAGTCCCGTGAATCGATTGGAAGTTGAGGGTACAAACCTCAAAGTCTTTGGTTCCACTACTGGTCGTGCCACCTACCATTCCGAAGTAGTTGACACACCCATCACGGACGCAGTGTATGACATCACTGGCGTCCCAAACAAACACGGTAAACCTAAGTTTCGTAAGGGTGATCCATACGAAGAGTCACTGAAATTTTCAGCTCGACCTTCTATTGGTATGGGTCCTCGCGTTCTTGAACGTGCCGTTGTTGATTACAGGCAAGGTATTGTCAGAAAGCTCAAAGCATTCCCTGATTTGCAAGCTCAAATCCGGCCCCTCACAAGGCAGGAAATTTTAGCTGGCATTGACGGCATGCGCTTTATTGACAAAATGCCTCCCAACACATCAGTTGGGCATCCCCTTGGAGGTCCCAAGCGTGATCATCTCACGTATCTGGATCCTGAGGATTTTCCAAACCATGCTTGTCCAGTTGCACTGGATGAGATGTTTTGGAAAGAGTATGGCGTTGCAGAAATAGCTTACTCCAATGGAGAACGCTACTATGCAGTTTTCAAAGCCTGCTTGAAGGATGAGCCTACCCTGATGACGAAGGATAAAGTCCGTGTCTTCCAGAGTGCACCCATTGTGCTCCAGATGTTTACACGGAAATATTTCCTTCCCATTGCTCGTTTTCTGTCTCTGTTTCCATTGGATTCAGAGTGTGCGGTTGGTGTTAATCCATATGGTCCTGAATGGGATCAATTGGCTAAACATATTTCTAAGTACGGAAAGGAACGCATCCTTGCTGGTGATTACAGTAAGTATGATTTGCGTATGCCTGCCCAATGTACTATGGCCGCATTCCAGATTTTGATTGATATTGCAGAGATCTGTGGATACTCCCAGGAGGATCTTACGATCATGCGTGGTGTTGCAACTGATATTTGCTATCCGTGCATTGCATTCAATGGAGATTTGCTTCAATTTATTGGAACAAATCCATCTGGACAGAACTTGACTGTGTATCTCAATTCCATCGTCAATAGTCTCCTATTTAGGTGCGCATATTTCACAATTTATCCGGATGGACCGGAATTTCGTGAAGTGTGTGCCCTTGGAACTTATGGCGATGATGCTAAGAGCTCAGTCAAGGTTGGGTATGATAACTTCAATCATATTTCGTTAGCCAATTTTCTAGCTGACCATGATATGAAGTTTACCATGCCTGACAAGGAGTCTGAACCCACTCCCTATATGAGTGATGATGACGCTGATTTCCTCAAAAGAAAGAACGTCTTTCATCCAGATCTTGGAATCACTGTAGGTGCTCTCGATGAATCTTCGATATTCAAGAGTTTGCACTCAGTGTTAAAATCCAAGGCAGTAACCCCTGAACAACAATGTATGTCAAACATTGATGGGGCGCTGCGGGACTGGTTCAACTATGGCAGAGAGAAGTATGAGGAGCGACGATCGCAAATGCGTGAAGTTGCTACTCGTTGTAACATCTCTCATGGATGTCAAATGTTGAGCGTGAGCTATGATGAATATCTAGCA